TGGTGTAAGAAGTTCAACACGCTGTCCATAATAATAATTGTATCGATGCTGATCTTCTTCTGTAATAAGAACTTCAGTAAAAGCGGATGATTATTATTATCTACTAATAATAATTTATTAAGTTCCAGATCGTGATCCCTGCAGTGATCAACAAGCCAACGTAACTCAGTATCAAAGTGATAGCTAAGAGATTCCCGACGCTTCTTAAATCGAACATAGTTATCCTCACTCTCTTGCGATATTAGATTACCGATCCAGTTATCGCTTACTATAAAGTTGCTCACAAAGAAATCAACGAGTTCTTTTTCGTCATATTTCTTCGCTAACTTTCGGAAAAAGAACTTGTCATTTCTTTTGAGGAATGACTCGACTCCGGCACGCACCTTGCCATTATATTTAAAATAATCATAATCACTAGTAAAGTGCCGCTTAAGCGCCAGATAAGTCTTGTAAGCATCAAACCCTTCTGCAACGTCGTACATATTACACCGGCAGTTTGTTAATCTTCTCTTTCATCATATTAAGGTCACTCGCTTCAGAAGCGATAGACTGTTTGATCTTACTGTTTATGAGTTTTGCAGCTGTTTCAATTTCAATCTCGTGATTTTCACAGTAGTGAACTATTGCATCCATATATGGTATATTTAACTCACATACGAGCTCTTCTATTCGCATAGAAAAAGTATTTGTATTTAAAGACATTTATTTTTCCCATTTATAAAATATGTGATCTTCAATTTTAGTAGTTCGTTTTTTTGTTTTTGCCCATGCCGGCGATACATAATATGCATGATAGTGAGTAGCACCAGATGTGATATCAATCATTTTTTGATTCATCAACATACGTGCTAGGCGATAAATATTTCTATACTCACCCTCATTATGGATCTTGTCAGTTTTACCGTCGCAGTACCAAGAGAACTGACACTTGTGACGAACTGGTATCATATCACCATTGCCTTTCCAGGAAGAGCGATGTGGACCTTCCATTACAACTTCACAGACTGTACTAGGAAATCTATTGTCATTAACTCTATTCAGAGTTACTTGACCCACAGCAATCTGTCCAGCAATGGATTGACTCCTAGCCTCGTGATATATATTCAGTGCTAGACAAGAGATTTGATCGTTTGTGGCGCCTGCTGTGCCGCTACCGCCAACCAGCAATGCGCCCATAAGTAGTGTTGCTAATGCATTTTCCATAATGATATACTATATTAAATTGACAGAAATGTCAACCTATTTTCCCATTGCATTCAATGGATTTTCTAGAGCCCTTTTGATCTTCTCGTCAAGTTCTTTTCTCAAGGTCTTCATGTCTTGAGAGAATTCTCGACTGTCCTCTTTCACTCTCTGTTCGGTATCCTCTACGATCTTTTCGATTCTACGAATGTCAGTCTTCATATCTAGTTTCAGGTCGCGGTTTACACCACCAATAAGTTTAACCTCACTCTTGACCACTTCCATTTCTTCTTTGAATACGGATAGTGTATCATCGATCTTTGATTCCATCACAGTTATACGCTTATCAAAACCAGAAAGATCTGGTGCGGTATAGTTTTGAATTGCTTCCTTCATATCCATGTAGTCTTTATAGAACTCAAATGCTCCATAAAGCCCACCTCCTAGTGTCGATAATGCTGTAATGATTACAAATATCTTCCCACCTCGAAACTTGACACCGGCAAACTCAACTTCAGTTTTGCCGTCGTCTGACATTTTTTTCTCCTATTTGTATTGTGAACTGACTAAACTGTTCATAGCAGCATCACTTCCACCAAACATATAATATTGTGCTGCATTGTTATTCGTAATGCTTTGATTATTATATACTGTAGTCGACTGATACCAAGATGTGTTATCAATTAATTTTGGTTGGTTTGCGGTGATATCAGCCGAGACTAAATTCATCAATGCAACCTGTGTTGCTTGATCCTGAGCAGAGTTACCTAAACGAGCAACGATATTCTGGACGATCTTCTGTGCCATTTCTCGTTTTGCTTCGGCTTTTGTTTTTGGCTCTGACTTTGATTTGGACTCTGACTTTCCTTCTGCCTTAGATTCAGATTTGGACTCTGACTTTGGCTCACTGGTTCCACTTTCCGCTGTGTCCTCAGTAGACTCATCTGAGCCTGAACTATCTGGTTCGGGACTATCGGATACATTTTCTGTTACCTCTGCTACTTGCGTTTCAACTTCTGCTTCAACCGACTCGACCGTTTCAGAAACAGTCTCGGCAGTTCCTGTGTCATTCATATCTGCAATTGGCTCGACCGTAATCTCCATGTTAGCATCAACCGTGACTTCGAAGCTCTCCATACCACCCATATTATCAGCAACCTGAACTTCGTAAACTTCTAATGGAGCAATCTCCATCTCGGTCTCTACAGACTCGATTGTCGGTTCTCCTAGATCCAGAGTTTCGGTCGATGTGGTGGTGTCATCCGTGAGGGTGTCTATTGCTGTTGCTACCAACTCTTCTGTAATTGTAGTGATCTGTGATACTATTAACTGCGTTTGGTCAAACGTCGTCTGTATTATAGAATTATCAAATTTAGGACCATGGTTTCCGGAATAGAAACCTTGGTCAATACCAAACAACTCCAATGTGGCGAGTGCGCTATCATACTCATTTGATTGAATCGTTTGCGTGAAAAAGAAATCAGTCTTGTTGTATCCAGAGAAGTTAATATTGTCAAAAACATGCTCGAATTTATGCAGAAGATTACCAGCAGAATCTTTAATGTCTAAGGTAATGCTAAACATATCTTTACAATCTGATTGATATGATGTTGAACTGCATAGAGGGACTTGAAGATTTGAACTATCTGAATGCACATGAGCACCGTATGTGATATCAAATCCCTGATTGATTTCACTCTTTGTCATTTGATTGAATAAATCAACAGTCTGTTTTGCAGTACCGCCGCCTGTAGATTGGTTGCCTGTCTCTAAACAATTACCGCCACCAGGTCCACACGTATCACCTATAAATGTGCTTCCACTCGTACTCCAGTTTGGTGCAGTGGTTGTATTCGTGCTTGCTTCAAATCCAGGATTAGACAGATAATTTTTTGAAGTTACAGTAGATGTTGATTCAGACGTGACTTCTTCTACAGTCGTTGTGGTATGAACTTCTAATCCTCCTCCAAGACTCTCGACTGTCGTTTCTTCTGATACAATCGTTCCACCGTTTGGACCTACATCCTGTGCATTAGAATAAGAAGGGTATACCAAGACAAGTAGGAACACCAAAGAAGCAACCAGCACCGAGCAAGCCAGCGCCCAAGATGGTAAGTGGTGTTCTGTAGTCTTCGTATTCGTGCTCATCAGAGTCAACGTAATCATCTACTGGTTGTTCTCCTGCGGAAAAGGGTAGTCATCGTTCTTTTGATCCTCCGAGCCTTCCCTGCTTGAGACCATTAGTTTTGACCCAGAAGGAATGTCCTGTGGGTTCTTTTTCCATTCTGCAAGAGCCTTGTCTCCAATCGCCCCCTTATATGGACAAGGAGTTCCTGCCATTATCATGGCATCAAACACTCTTGCATCTTGACACAGCGTTGATACTGCAGCTACCTTCATGCCCATACCAAAAAGAGACCTTGCGAGTTTGAGCCTTTCACAGTTCTCATCCGTAACAGTAACACCAGAAGCAATCCCAAGGATTTGAGTTTGAACTCCGGCACTAAATGCACTCTTGCAGACGTCACTATTATTAACGACAATCGACGGTGCTGATGCGGTTGGGGGCGTTTTATCTACTGTAACAGTACCGCTTGAAACGGTAGATACTGTATTTGTTTGTGCTGATAAAGCTGTGGGTATCAATAAACCAAATAACAAAGCCACAGCCAATAACGTCTTATTTGACATATTTGGCTCCGTATGGTTTAATACGGGGGGCTAACCGTGGCCCCCCACGTGCGTATTACGGCGCAACCCGTACTAAATTTTTAATCCTTCTTATTTATAAAGGACTGAAGCTTTTCTGCCTGAGCAATAATCTCCTCAGGAGTGAACATCTTGGGGACATATTTCTCAACGTCCTTATAGAGATCTCTGTTCGTCTCCATTGCTTTGGTCATTGCTTCCCAAGCCATGGTTGAAGATTGTTCGTACTGACGGTCAAGAAGATCCTTTGCCATGCTCAGTAGATCAAAACGGATTTCATATGGGTTCTTAGCCATTGAGTTTACCTTCCTTGTGCATGATTACAAGATTACGAGCAATATCGTTTTGCCCTTCAAGTCTCAGTTGGGAAACCGCGTGAGCTACACCAATGGATTCTGCCCATCGGCAAAGTGTTGATAGAATTTTCATTTTAGACTCCTTGTGTTTGTGTGTATGTGTGGTGGGTTATTCTGTTTCCAGGGAACCCACCGAAACCCAGAGTAATTATGCCGCTAGGGCGTAATCCTCAGATGCAACATTA